CTGTGCCATTTGGTGTAATTGCTATATCGCCATTTGTATCTGTTGATGTTATGGCATTGGCATCGAGTTGTAAGTTATCGACTTTAATTGTGCCAAGTGATGAAGACCCTGCATTGAGGTCTGCCAAATGGCTCATTAACTCACGAATAGCGTTATTAATTCCACTAGGAGGACACCCTTCGTTCACATTAACTCCACCTACATCGGTATTACTACCCGCTGTGGCACTATAATCTGATATTGCGTCTTTAGTCATTTATTTTTTCCTTTTCTATAATAATCCTCTACGTTGTAGAGGGTCTTCTACTTCTCTTTGAATGGTTTCTATTGGTCTTGCTGTTGTTCCAAATTGTCTTAAAGGCTCTAGTATTGATTGTCTAAATCCCCCTACTTTTGGTCTGATTCTACCCGCTTGTATGTTTAGTCTAGTGGCAAGTTGTGGACTAAATAGAGTTGCTGCTGTCCCCGCACCGCTAAGACCTGCGACAAGTCCTGCCCCTGTAGCACCACCGGCAAGACCTATAGCACCGGCAGCACCTGCTGTTCTCAGATATTGTTCGGGAATAATATCCCTAGCTAAACTACCTGCTATTCTATCTCTAATTGCAGCACCACCCGGTAGGGATAATAGACTTTCTTCTGATATATTGTCCAAAACAGCTAAAGTCCTTCTTAAATTATTAAGAACAGTATCACGTTTTAAATCCTTTCCTAATCCTAAGTCTTGCCTTGCTCTTTTTAAAGATTCCATAGCAACTTCGTATTCACCTTTAACTCGTAAATACTCTGCAGGGAGTTCGTCTATTTTATCAAATACTCCTCTAAGACCTGTTTCAGTACCTAAAACATTATCAATTATAGAGTCTAGGTTTGCTCCCCCCTCACCTGTATTTTTGGGTCTTTGTTTGTCTATTCTTGTAATAGCCTGTCTCAATGATTCTGCCGTTGGATTTTGATAGATTCTATCAATGTCACTTGTAATTCTTTTTAATAATGCTTTTTCAGAAGCTATTGCTGTTTCAGCATTGCTTTTAAGGACGTTATCAAAAGATTTAGCAATATCGTTTAATGTATTTGCACTTAGTGCAATTTGCCCTAAATTAGCATTTTTTGTTGCTGTATCAAATGATGTTTTTGCCGATTTTTTTTTTGCTTTATAGGCATTTTCTGCTTGAGCCACAATATCTGCGTCTTTAATTGGCTCACCGTAAAAACCCTCTCTAAAAGGTGTGTTTTTAACATTTGCAGGGTCTTTTGGTATAGAAGCATCTTTAAAAGCAATGTCAAAGACTTGACGTTTAACACCTGTACCTGCCGATTGAATACCTCTTCCGACGTTTACAGCGGTCGCATCAATTCCCCTTCCCAATTTATCAGCACCTTTTCCCAAAACTGTAAAAGGCTCTATTTCCCTACCAACTTTAGCGAACGTATCTGTAGCCGTACCTGTTTTTCCTGCTAATCTAGCAGCACCTGCCCCTCCTACTAAAAGTAACGATAAATCTCCTACAAACCCTACAGGGTCATCTCTTATAGTTTTTGCTATCTTTGTAGGACTTCCGAATCGGTCTAAAGCGTATTGACCTACTTCCTTTCTAAGAGTGTCGTCACCTTTGACACCGGGTACGAGAGATAAAATACTTGCACCTAATTTAGTAACCGTTGTATATGCATCTGCGGGATTTAACAAAGCAGTCGCCGTATCAGTCGCATAACGAGCAGCAGAGCCGGGTATATTGCCTATTGCTTCAAAAGGTGCAGCAACAGTTAAAGGTTTGTCACTTTTTCCTCTTTTCTCAGAAAAATTAATATTTCTTCCTTTAGTTTCGTTGAAACTATTTACGTCAAATCCCTGCATACTATTGTCCTATTAAAATCTGATTATAAGTGTCTTGATTGTTAGGGTCTAAGAATAAATAAGTTTTTCCTTTTTCTGTAACTGCATTTGAAGCATCAAATATTACCTCGCCCACGTCCATTATCTTTCCTAATGTAACGCCATCTTTGTCATTAATCAAAGCGGTAAATTCGTTTGATGCTTGTGAAAAAGACTTACCTTCGTCAAAAACTTTTTTGTCAATATAACTAAGTCTAGTTTCAATTAATCTATTAGCAACTTGCAGTTTTCTTAATACACTTTTGTTATAATCCTCAGTTTTATTTAAACCAACAACTGCATCTCTATATGCCTTAAATTCTATATCTGATGTTTGACCTGAGCCGGGCACTCTTTGGAGAACAGCAAGTTGAGTTTGTAAAGAATTTAACAAATCAGCATTAGTAGCTTTTTGTCCATCAATCAAGCGTGACCCCAAAACCCCAATTCCTGCAAAAGTACCCGTTTCTAATTCACCTGACTCAAGCAAAGCTAAAACTTGGTCTACTTTTCCCGCTACTTCTTGTGATTGAATAGCAGCTTCTTGCAATGCTTCAAATCCTTTTATTGATGTATCTAATTGTGCTTCTTCCCTAGCAGCCGACCTATCAGATTGCATTTCAAACATAGTCCCTGCATCTAATATTTGATAACGATTAGGTTGATTCGCAAATTGCCTTAACTGACTGCTATCATCAGTTCCATTAAAAACGATTTCACCCGTTTCTCTATCAATTACTTCAACTCTGTCTCCATCACCAAGACCACTACCGCCACCACTAATAGCACCAACTGCTGAGCCTAGTTCAACAGCTTCTTCAACAGGTGTGCCTTCTAAAAGAGATATTCCTGTAATAATTTTCTGTAGTCTATCAGGGTCAGATAAAACATTTGACACTCCTTGAAATATATTTTTCCTGTTATTGCCTGTGCCACTTGGAGCACCGCCTGATGCTTCTAAAAGAAACGCATCTAATTGTTCAGGGGTCATACCTGCTGTCTGTGCTTCAAGGGTTGGCACGTCTTGCGTTGGGGCAGGAGTTTGGTCGGGAGTTTGCGGCGTAGCATTAGCTGTGTTACCTCCCCCAAATTGATTGATAGCAGTTTGATATCCCACACCCCCTAGTAAACTACTCTGAATAGGATTTCTCAATAGTCTATTATTTAATGCTATCGGAGGAAGTGAATTTTGGACACCTTGAGGAACAACTTTTTTTAAATTACGAGGAATAAAAGGTAACCTTTTTGCCGGTGAAGTTGCCCCTAGTGTTGGTATATTAAATGTTGGTCTAGCAGAACGAGGAACACCCCCACGACCAAGTAAACCTTTAATTCCTCTAGCCGCAAAGGGAATTGCTCTTGCTCCTATTCCTGCTAAAAACGGAATTGCCGGAAATGCTACCATATTATTCTCCTATTGTATTATATTAAGGTCAAAGTTTCTTAATCGTTCACCTTCTTTTTGTCTTTGCAATGCTCCAAATTGATTTTGAATAAATGCGTTTGCTGCATTTCCTGTCAAAGAATTACCAAATTGGTCTACGACGTTACCTACATTACCAATGTTGATTGTTCCGCCACCTGAGCCCATAATCCCACTTGCAGTACTAGCAGGTAGTTCATTACTAAATCCAATACCGTTTCCAAAACCTGCATTTTCTATTGCTTGTCTTAAACGGCTATCTAAGAATCCTGTTCCACCAAATGACCCTATCTCAAAATTAAATTGGGGGTCTGTCAGTAAACCTCCCTGACCGCCCATACCGGGTGGAGGTCTGTCAAGTGGAAGACCTGACCCAACTCTTGGACTACCAAGAAGTGTTTTATTTGTGTTATCAGGATATGTACTCATCACTTCGTCTACTGTCGTGCCTCCTAGTAGGTCATATAAAAGACCACCAAACCCACCGGGTCTATTAGGTGTACTGTATGCTTCGTTAGTTCTGAAAGCATTAAATCTATTAGGGTCTATGTAACTTCCTAAAGCAGTATTGCCGTATTCTGCAGTCGGAGTTAACACACTATTAATTAATTCAGGGTTAAAAGACGTATCACCCTCTGCAACGCCCTCTACTCCTAAAGCATTTGCTACCATTTCTGGAGTTATTTTATTTGCTATATTAACGGTACTAGAGTCGTTTGATGGGTCTAATCTTACCTCATCTGTTGCTCCACCACGAAGTATTCTTTCTTTAGTAAGAGGAGAAAAAGTTCCCGGCTTTCTTGTTACGGGGTTTTTTCTATCTAAATTAGTACCCATAAAAAGATTATCAAAATTAAAACCTTCGTTAGAAGCCGCATCTCTAATGTTCTTGTCTACATTACGGAATCTATCGCTTTGTACTTCAGGAAACTCTCTTAAGTTTCTAAGCTGCCTTTCGTCTCGTGCTTTATCAACACGATTACCTGCACCACCAAGCCCTGACCGAACAAAGTTATTCTCAAACTTACCACCCGAACCATAAGAAGCATTTCTTCTTCTCAGTTCTTGACTTTTGCTTAATTTTTTTTCAGGCTTTCTGTAACCTTGAATTTTTCCTTTTTTAAATACTAATGGCATTTTTTATCCTCCAAATATACCTAATAATCCACCCGTCCCACCAATGCCACTAGCAACTGAGCCTAGTCCTAGTAATGTCTGAGCAAAACTTGTTGGGGGTTGTTGTTCCATACCTGTTTGTGTTGTGCCAATACCTACTGACCCTGCACCTGCAGCGGCTAATAATGCATTGAGCCTTGCTTGTTCAACAGCATTCTGTTCCATTATTGCCTGTTGTTGACCAACAATCGGTCTTGTTCCCGCTGTTCTTTCTAATTCACCTGCAGCACCTAATGCACCAAGCCTTTGTAAGTCAAGTGCTTGTAGTTGAGGTATCTGACCTGCAGCAGATAACTGTAGACCTGCGGCTAATCTATCAGCATCAGTAATACCTGCAGCTAATCGGTCTTGTCTTTGTGCTTGTAGATTTTCTTGTTGAGCAAGTGTTGGTGCTACTGCTGCTCCAATACCACGACCGAGTGCAGTACCAAATGCATCAGAGCCTAATCTACCACCCATAGCATATTGAGATGTAATGTTGTTTGTCACGTCTGAAAGTCTATTATTAATGACTTGGTCAAGATACTGACCATCAATAGGTGTGTTAAACTGTTGACGCAATAAATCAGGACTTCCAATACCACCACCTAATATATTTGTCAGCGTGTTGCCATATTGACTGATATTATCAGACGTATTACCAAAACTGCCAAGACCTTCTATCTGCTGTGTCTCATAAATATTCTGAGGAGCAAATCGTTCCCCTTGATACACTTCAGGAGTAAAATCTCTTGCCAAAGAAAAAGCGTCTTGTTGCACTTCTTGTAAATATTCCGGTATGACGGGTATTGATGTTGTGGTCGTTGTTGCCGACCTTCCGCTACCTTTACTCATTATCTAACCTCTTTTCAAATTGTATATGTCTCGGCTTCCAATCGTAAGCACTAAGATATTTAGTCCATGCCCTTCTGCCATATCCTTCGATATGAGAGCATTCGTTGTTTTTCCCTAACTCTTCTAATACAGGCATTACAATCGGTAACCATTCCTTCATGCGTGTTCCTGCTAAAAAATCTATACACAAGGCTTTTGTCTTTGGATAATTAACAATCCTTGTTGTCAGTACGGCTTGTATATACTGTACATCGTCTCTTTCTTCTGTGACAATCCATATAAGATAACCACCTTGTTTTGCACTATCGTATAAGTCATCTGCTTCTATCCTGTCCGGCGTTAGACTTATTGCCCTATTAATAATGGGCTTAACGTGCTCCCACATACTATCAATATGGTCTTTAGGTATTGGTATGAACTGCATTCCCTTACTCCTCTTTTACGTTACTGTATAAATAAATGTCCTATCTGATTGTGAATTATTCGCATGAGTAATAGTAAAAGAACTATCGGCTCTTGCTGAAACAAACATTGTTCCTGCTCCAACTTCTGCTGCAGCATTTGAAGTAATAGGAGTCATACTAATAATACTATCTTCTCCTACACGAAAATCTGATATAACTGACGTTGCAGAACTAGCGGTAAGAGTAAAAGACCCTCTACCGTTTGTCTTGCCGTCTATTAGTAAATTTACAGCTTGTGCTACATCTCTTGGTGCACCACCTTGTGGTGGTAACTTGCGTAGATTAAAGTCAACCATTAACGCTTACCTAGTCTTTTTGCATCAACGTCAACCCCAAGAGCGTATCTAAAGTCACCTGTGGTTTCTACCTTGACTCTATGATAACGACCGCTTGTTCTAACATTGCATAGATTATCCGAATTAATACTTGACGCATTCGTAAAACTAACATCATCAATTTGTTTACTTCTGCTGCCGACACTCACCGATAGTGTGGGTTGCACACTTGGGTTTTTTGCCGTTACATAAGGTGTTATAGAATTAATGACTGACGACCTCATTGGTGTCACTTCAAACTCTTTTGTCGTTATTGTGGCAGCAAGTGTATCACCTGTAAATGCGTGTATCTTTTTATCTTTTGAGCCACCTAATGTAAAACTATCGCCCTCGTATAAAGCAGAGTCTAATGATGTTGTCATAGCATCTAAACTTGTATTGATATTATCCAACTGCTCCAATGAGTACCCGGGTATTAGTATTGTTCCTAATGACTCGTGTGCTAACTCTAATAACGACCAACGCCCAATAGCATAATTATAAACCATAATTTTATCAGGCTCACCATCGGTACTATCGTTAGAAACGAATGACCACATAACAGTTTGATTATTAGGGTCTATCGCTGCTGTTGTCCTATGATGATGTGCAGGGTTTAGATTGTCATAAAAAAATCTGTCAACCTTTTCTGCTCCAATTTGTGTAGACCGATTGCCGTCAAACAAACAAAACCCATTTGGCGATAAATAAAATACGGCATTCGAGCCAAGTGCTACAATGCTACTTGGTATCTCACACCCATTATTTGTTTCAATCCTGTCAACAGTAAATATTAAAGGAGAGCCAACATAGTCTATTCGTGCGATACCACGTTCTAATAAAACTGTACCTGATTGACCACCGACAATACCTGTTATTTTACCTGAGTCCGGTATGTCTTGTATATCAGATTGGTTAGTGCCGATTGTCCATGCTTGTGAGTTGTTAATACTACTCCAATATAATCTGTCTTGATGGACGGTGCTACTGTACTTCACATTTGCACAAACAACAAAGTCACGCACAACAGCAATGTATTTTGCAGCGGGTGCACCACTAATATCAGCAAACAGACTACTTGTGCCTATTTGATACTTCTGTATTACCTGACCATCGCCACTTGCACCAATAACAAAATCGCCAAACTGTACGAAGTTCCATCTATCATCTGTTCCAAGTGTGTAGTTGCCACTTTTAGAAACATTATCTAAATCAGAGTCTGATGCTGCGTACTTATATAGTTTTGCACTATCCCCTGCAAATAATTGCACAACATTAGTTGCATCACGAGTTGCATAAATGCCCCGTAAGTAATTATCTGCTGCATTGGATATGGTCGATAAATCTTTCGCAGGTCTGTAACCTCTTGCCCCTGCAATAACATTCTTTGCTTCTAAAACACCGCTATTACCTAAGTCAGATTGGTCAGGTAGCCACTCGCCAAATTCTATCATTGTAACGTACTCCA